GTTCCATCCGAATACAGATTCATCAATCCTTTTCTTGGTTGATTCATATTTGGATTTGAAGTTTGTAATTCGTATATTTCTTCCAAGGATTCGGGAAATCCAAGACCACGAATCCAGTTTGAAATTTCAGTGTAATTCGTCAAATCCTCATCAACTAAAAACCTAAGAGTGAAATCTTCAAACTCTATCTTTTCCCCAGGTTGAGGTATGTCTCTCAAATATGATGGTTGATTGGCAATTCCTAAAGTTAATCCAGGTATATTTGCAGAATTACTAAAAAAGGCAACTTTAGGTGCTCTATTTAAAATAAATTTAAATCCAACAGGTGCTAGAAAATTTCTATTCTGTATTTGATTCTTAAATGAGTTGGTCGTCATTTTTTTAAATATTTAGATAAAAAAAGAGACCCTTTTGGGGTCTCTCGATAATCTTATGTGATATTGATCACATGAGGTTCTTAACAGCAACTCTTCTGTAGTAGCGGTTCTGGTTGGTCTGAAGACGACCGAGACCCTGATTGGTTCCTTCTGCAAATGGGTTAGCAACAAGACCATAACGGGTCTTAAAGCCAATCTTAGGCTGGAAGGAGTTCTCACCAACGGCACGAACCATTTGGAGAGGAACATAAGGACAATAGAAGAGTCCAGCGTCATAAGGGGAAGCACCCTTATAACCAACAACATAATACTGGTTACCTGGTGAGGTGTTACCCGCAGTGAGGTTAGCAGAATATGGGTCAATGTAGACGCGGAATTTGCCCATTAGAGTACCAGCAAAAGTATTGCCGGTGTCATCAACAGACAGATTAGCGTTAAGTGCAGGGGTGTAGTCTAGAACACCAGCCATGGTTAGTGCTGAAGCAACATCAGCAGAACACATGATGATGTTACCCTTTCCGCGACGAGTTCTTTGTGCGATTGCGTTAGCATCACGCTCGATTTGGAATAGGAGACCCTTGAACTTCTCAACTGACCAACGACCGTTGGAGTCAACATCGAGGTCGAAGATACCAGCTGTTGCAGTGTTTTGAACAGCACCCTGTTCAGCAACCTTATAGATGGTTCTGATAACTTCGCGGTTGATTTCAGCAAGAATCTCAGTTGAGAGAATGTTTGCTAATTCCGCTTCAGCATTCAGACCATGGATTGCCTTGAGGTCTTGAGCGAGTTCTAATGAGTACTCAGCTTTCAGAGCGCGTGACTTTGCAGTAACAGTGACTTTCTCGATTGAGAATGCCATCTGGTTGAATGCATCACCAGCTGTACCATCAAGGTTTTCTGCGTCGCCAGTAACCATACCCTGACCTACATTGTAGGCGGTTGAGGTTGCGCTACCAACTGGGTTTAGAACTGATGGGTTGCTTCCTGCTTGTGCAGTAGTACCCATACCAACGCCAACTTCAGTAAATCCTGCAGCCTCATCAAAACCTGCGTCTTGACCGGAGAATGCAGTATCTACTTCATTGAAGAAGGTTTCAGTTCCGCTTTGGTTGGTATAGCGGGAACGCATTGCGAAGATAAGTCCAGTAGGACCACTCATTGGTTGAACGCCAGCCAGGTCATAAGCGACCAGGTTGGGCATTGAACGACGAATGAGTGAAATCAGAACTGGATCAAAACCTGCAGTAGGACCACCAGCAGCGGAACCGCCACCGAAAGCACCACTAGCACCAGCAGCATTACCGCTGTTGGTTGGTGACTCCATGAGCATACTCATGGAACCGTTGTCGAAAGCAGATTGCTCTCTTAAAAATTTTTCTTGGTTTTCGAGCAGGACAGCGGTTACAGCTCTACGATGAGAATCTTTGATAGGGTCGATACCCTGATAATCTAGTAGAGGTGCCCACTTTTCCTGCAGATGCTCAGAATGGAACATTTGCGTTTACCTTTTTTACTAAAGTGATTTTTGGGTTTGATTAATATTAAGTTCAGTTTTTGGCGACTGCCTGAAGAGTTCTTAGGTAGGTAGCCATTTGACCGGAAATTACTTCAGGTGCTGGATCCATACCATCCGACAAAGTTTCAGTTCTGGCCTGTGGAGAAACTACTCTTGAAGGAAAATATGATTCCTTCAAAGTCTCCAGCTTTTCACGATATTTTGCTTCACTTTCAAACTCAACACTTTCGGCAAGTGAAGCGAGCTTGTCTTTCTGAGTGTCTGCTAGACCTTCAGCGACTTCTTCAAAGATTCCATCAGCAACCGACTCTGCGAGACGCTTGTTAAGTGAAATGTTCTTCTCAATTTGCTCGTTGAGTTTTGTCTCCATTTCATCAAGTTTTTCTACCATGCTTTCAAGCACATTATATTTATCTTCAGGGATTGATACATAATGTTCTTCAAA